TGTAGTTGTACCTGTAGTTGTACCTGTAGTTGTACCTGTAGTTGTACCTGTAGTTGTACCTGTAGTTGTACCTGTAGTTGTACCTGTAGTTGTACCTGTAGTTGTACCTGTAGTTGTACCTGTAGTTGTACCTGTAGTTGTAGGTTGCCCGATACCTAATGACTTAAAGTTAGCTTCAGTAGCACTACTAGGATCTAACGCAGTTAAGACTGCACGTATTTCCGCTGGTGTGTATTTAGCTCCGGTATAAGGGTTCGTTGCCTTTAGGATGTCTGATACATACCCCTGTTTGGTCTTTAAATCTGTAGAAGAATCCCACTGAACACCGCCAATATTGTAAGTACCAGACTTTGTATACCCAGCGCGAGCGTCTGCAACAAGAAGTCTTTCACGTTCTTGCTGCGCTAAAGCATCTAATTCGCTAGTATCAGGAATACCTAAAAGATCGAAAGCTTTTGGAGTTGCACTAGTTGGGTCTAGTGAGCTTAAGATAGCTCTAACTTCAGCAGGCGTATAGTTCTTATTGGTAGCTGGATTTTTGGTATTTAAGATTGTGCTTACATACCCTTTTTTAGTATCTACTCCAGCTTTAGTATCCCACTCAAGACCAGCAATATTGAATTTTCCAGCAGGTACTAGCCCACTTCTAGCTTCTGCTACAGCTTTAGCAATTTGATCGTTTACCCCAGCAGTAGCAGCATTTTTAGCTTCATCTATTAGCTTTTGTGTATCTGCATCTATTGCACCCGTATCCTTAATACCTAAAGTATCAAAATTTTCTGGAGTTGCACTAGTTGGGTCTAGTGAGCTTAAGATAGCTCTAACTTCAGCAGGCGTATAGTTCTTATTGGTAGCTGGATTTTTGGTATTTAAGATTGTGCTTACATACCCTTTTTTAGTATCTACTCCAGCTTTAGTATCCCACTCAAGACCAGCAATATTGAATTTTCCAGCAGGTACTAGCCCACTTCTAGCTTCTGCTACAGCTTTAGCAATTTGATCGTTTACCCCAGCAGTAGCAGCATTTTTAGCTTCATCTATTAGCTTTTGTGTATCTGCATCTATTGCACCCGTATCCTTAATACCTAAACGATCAAAATTTTCTGGAGTTGCACTAGTTGGGTCTAATGCACTCAAAATTGTTTGTAACGCCGCAGGAGTGTAGTTCTTCCCCGTGGTTGGATCTTTTGTATTTAAAAGCGTTTGTATATAACCTTTTTTGGTGTCGAGATCCGCAGCCGTATCCCACTTTACGCCGCCAATAGTGTATGACGTACCACCAGTAGATTTAACTGTATCGGTAGCCTTACCACCTGTGACTGTATCGGTAGCTCCACCACCTGTGACTGTAGTTGTGTCTGGACCCAACCCTAATAAATTAAAGTTAGCTTCAGTTAAGGCAGAAGAATCAGGCTCTAATCTAGTAAGTTCAGATCTAATAGCAGCTTTTGTATAGCCGTCATCTAGCATCTTTCGTACTAGATTTTGTTTTATAGTTAAGTTATCTGTAGGATTCCAAGCATATTTAGCATTACCAAATGGTAGTAGAGAAGTTACACCTGTGCCTGTAGTTGTACCTGTAGTTGTACCTGTAGTTGTACCTGTAGTTGTGTCTGTAGGTGTAGGTGTAGGTGTAGGTGTAGGTGTAGGTGTAGGTGTAGGTGTAGGTGTAGGTGTAGGTGTAGGTGTAGGTGTAGTTGTCCTAAGCGGGGTGCCTTGAGAAATTAATCTTGCATCAATAGAAGTTACTCTTCCATCATTGTTAACGTCGTACCGTAAATCTGTACCCAATTTACCAACTGCCATTTCCAGGGCCATATTTGCAAGGCCCACCGTATACCCAAGTTCTTGCTCCATATATTCAAGAGCAGTTCTTCCATTAAGGCCCGGATAAGCAGTGGGGTCGTTTGCAGTGGGGTCAACAGATAAGATTTCAGCAGGCGTAACTCCGTTAGCGTTGTACCAATCAACTTTTTGTTTAGCGTCGTATCTACCCCAATCGGAGGGCAACATTGTAAGAATTTGGTCAGCGGATCTAGCCATAATTTATCTCACGCTATAGTAACGGTAGGCGCAGAGCCAGCAAATGTAGCCGCACCTGTAAATGGTACCGCAAAACGAGCGGGAAGGGCAGACACCCAAGACACAGTTAGTATGACCGAAGGTATTTCTGGCCTAGTTGGGCTAGTCCCTGCCGCGTAATGTTCAATATAAACGTTTACGCTATCAGACCACCAAGCTATCTCTAGGTATTCATTGTCATTGACGGTAAAGATGCCAGTTATTGCAGGGACAATATGAGACCAAATCGTACCGCTTTTTCTCTGGGGTAAATCAAACCTTGTATTACTTAGTGGGTAGTTAGTCCCAGTATTTTTAGCCCAAACCTCAAATTCAGCAGGACTGTTACCCCGATTAGTCACTTGAAGTGTGAACGTCACTAGGTACTGTCCAGGATACGTGAAGTGTATCTGGCTGTTATTTAGTACCCGCACACCGTTATTGAGCACAACTTGGTTGTAGGTCAAAAGATTTTCAGAAGTTGTGCCAGCATTTGTTTGATCTGCATTTGACATCAACATGGCATACGGGAGTTCAAGCCCATTACCAAACCCAGATATGGAAGTTCCCTCTATACCTGTACCTTTGAACGTACCCCCAATAAATGAATTGGCTTTATAAGACTGGGACTCATTAGGCGAAAGCGAATCTAAACGGTTAAAATACAGACGAAGCGCACGTAACAACTCATTTTGTTGCCTAACATCATACTGGGGAGGCGGCAACGGCAGGGCAGGTGCTCTAAACCCAACAAGTGCCATCGTTATCTCTTACCGTCTGGTCGGACATCGAGACGAAGCGAACCCAACTGCCACTGCACATCAAGATCTTCAGACGCTACTTTTAGCGCCATTTGCCTACCACGAGCACGGATAAACACCTGCTCCGTGTACGTACCTACTGAAGCCTCGACTACATTTTGAGTGTCCGATGCCGTGTTCGTATAGGCACTTCCTGAAAACCTCTTAGGACGCATTGTTAGCGTCACCGTTGGGTCTTGGGCTGTTGATTCGGTGAAGTTAAAGTCCGGTAGCAGCCTTCTAGTCAGCATAAACTGCTCGCCGTCTCCAAGGTCAAAATCGGCAGATTGAAGGTAGGACACCATAGGAGCGCCGTCATCATTCACACTAACTTCATGCTCAAGCGTATACCCATCAGCGTCGGCTTCCAGTGTTTGGCAAGCAAAAGGGTTACCTCTGAGCGCAGTGTCTAGCCATGCTGTACGTACAATAGTCCCATAATACCAAGCCCCTTCAAGATGGTTAAAGATAACGTAGCTGTCATTCCACTCTGAATTAGCACTTGGGTAGAACCACCAGATCTCTGTATAGCCTTCGTTAGTCCCGCATACAATCTGGTCGGTTTGGTTAAAGTTTATGTTCTTAAATACATGCTGACGTAGGGTACACGGCAGCGTTTGCACCTGACCGGAGTAGACATAGAACTTATCCTGCCCCATCCAATAAGCGACGTTATTAGCCGTAGCTACTGCTCGCGGCCCAATAATAGAGATGTTATCGGCTAATTCCTGGATACCAAAGACATCCGTTGTACCAAGATACTGTAGCGAATACATACTAGAGTTAGTCCATACCAAGATCTCTTGGCGTGTTGCCAAAGCCCGAATAATTTCAGAACCTCTGGATACTCTCAAAAACCCAGCCGATGTAAGCGACGAAGGTCTCCAGTTTTGAGGTTCATCTTGGTTAGCCCAACGAATAAGTAGGGGGTCGTAGTCGGTAGACAAACCACCATAAGGCTGACAGCCAAACGCAAGTAAGTGCTTATCGTTCTGAGATACAAGCACCTGCATAGCAACATTTGGCACATTTTGTGCGCCGGTAAGTGAGGACAGCAATACAGCACGATTAGCTAAAGCTGTTGCTGGACTGGTGAGCGTACCCCGCTCCCAGTAGTAAATAGCACCCTTTCGGATGTTCATTACGAGGTCGTTATCGAAGTTGTCAAACCACCAATCACGCTGAAGTAATACAACAGGCGTTGAACCAGCTAGACCCCAAGGACCCCCACCCCAAGCACTTGTACCCCAGCCATAGCCAAACGTCGTGCTTCTATATCCGGGGCTTATTTGGCAGGCGATTGATATAGCCGTACCGCCTTGAGAAGACGTAGTAGACGTAGCCGCAGTGGTAACAGTAATCGTAAAAGTGCTAGAGGTAAGCACCGTGACTACATGCTCGGCGTTAATCTCAGCGTTTGGTATGCCCCCTGGGTTGCCCGTAACCCCGGAAATCGTGACGTAATCTCCTGTTTGGCATCCGTGGTTAACCACGGTAAAAGTAACCGTTTTTGAAGTATTAGTTGTACTAATGCAGTTATCTGTAGCCGGAGATGTAAGCGTTGTCCTAAGTGGTGTGATGTCGTAGTAGACACCACCTGTCTCGATGTAGACTTTTTTATCGGTGCCTAACGCAAGCAGGTTATCACTTTGAGAGGTAATCCAATTCCAAAGTTGTCTGCATACCCCAACGAATGCTGTCGGCGTATATTTAATCCATCCACCTATTTTTTGTGGGTAGCCTGAGAAAAACCGGATTTTGTCGCACTCATACCAGCCACCTTCACCTGAATAGCTAGTCTGGTCCCTGTTAACCCCTGGGCGAAAATTGAGCTTGAGGAACGGCATTAATCACCTCATCATGGCAGCTTCTGCCGCACGGCGGCGGGTAAGTCCGGGGAGAACTCTTCCAGCAGCTTTATTCCACAATAAACATTGATCGGCTGCACCATCCCAATCCCCCGCATCAATACGTTTTTTGAACGTGGAAATCCTGTAATTTCTTAACCCACAATTGTACGCCCAGCTTGTTGCTGCAGCAATGCGTCGCGGGGAAGCTTTTGAAAGCGTTGGACTAAGTTTGCAAAGTCCTACATAAAAGTAATTAATGTGATGATCTAGGGCATCTTCACACTGTTGCATAGTCCAAATAGTTCCTGGCTGAACATCAGGGCCGGTAGCTCCCCAACCAATAGTCCACGGATGCCCCTTGGTTCCGGGGTCGGGATAAGAGGTTACGGTTCCATCAGGCAGACGTTTAGCTAGCCCTTCAAAGGGCTTGATGAGTACATCTCTTGCTATCGCTTTTGCCTCTTCATTCACGACTTTTGGTATTTTTCTATGCTGCGACCAACAAACCAGAATGTGAGGCACATTGTAAACACCCCAAAATCATCTTCATCCCAAACCTTGGTCACGACATCAACCCAGTTTGCACCTGTCTGAAACGCGATAACAAGCGCAGCCGCCTTGACTGCCGCGTACATGAAGAACAAAGCCCAAGTAATACCGGGCCGAACCAAGGCAGAGATAGCAGAAACAAACCAACCCGCAGATTTAGCCGTTTCAGCCTGCTCTTGAAAGGCCGATTTAATGGTGTCCAGTTGCTGAATAGAGTAATCAACATATTTTTCCTCCACTCTAAATTCGCCCCTGAGTTTTTCAAGGTCGGTCTGGAGTTGGAACATGGACAGTTCATGTTTGCGCTCATTGGCTTTATCTAAGAATTTTAGGATCTCAGGCGCGAGCCTGAACAACCCACCAAAGATGGAGCCAAGGAGACCGCCTGACAGAAGATCAAACATTTACATATACGCTTTACCCGCAGTAACTGCGGCATTGGAAGACGCCATGTTCTCGTTAGTCCAAAAGTCCTTGGCTAACATAATCTCAAGATGCTCTACGTTACGCTTTACACATGCTTTCTTTTCAGCAGTTGATTCGTTCTGCATTTGAGTGCCAGCAATCACATCGTTAATGAGATTGACTGAATCCAGCATAGCCTTGTAGTGCTGTGCAATTTGCTCTGGTGTTTGGTTTTCCATTATTTACTCCGGTTTAGTAGGCCATTGAATATCCCAAGGGAATCCCGCTTGGGTGGGTACGTCACGCAGGGCTTGTCGGTAGGTAGCCCATGCGGCTTGATTTACAGGTGCGTCAGCTACTTGCGTCCAGTCGGAATCCTTGAGCCTTTGAGTGCGGTCTCTCCTGATTTTTTCGGCAAGCATTTCAAAAGGAAATTTTATGACTGACCATCTCATAAGCCAGCCTTCTTCCGTTTTAATAGGCAGATCCTCAATAAGATATTCAATATCACGATTAAATGACGGAGGGTCCACCCACTCTACTTTTGCGTAGTCATTTTCTCCAGAAGGATCAATTTGAATATCACCTATATGACGTGGATATTCCATTGTAGAAAGTTTAATGTATGCGCTCATATTTATACCGTCCCTAAACTCGTAGTATAAGATGTGGTCCCGCTTGTAAGCGTCGTAGTTACAACTGTGCTGGAAGACGAAGCATCAGTTAAAGTTGGAGTTGTCTCTGTGAGAGAAGGGGTAGAACCTGTTAACGAGGAAGCCGCATAAGTTATTGTTTGAGAGCCGACGGTGTATGTTCCAGTTTTTGAACCGTCGCTTGGGAGCTTACTAATTAATGGTGTGTAAGCTCCTGTATAGATTAAGTATGATGGGTAAATATCCCCGTTTGCATCAACAAACATAGCTCCTCCAAGCACACCGCTACTGTTGCCGATATTTCTTTGCCATTGAATTGTTCCTGAACTGTTATATTTAACAACAACACCCGTGGAACTTGATGTGCCTGCAACATACACATTGCCAGAGGAATCTAATGCTAGTCCTTGCGCCTCGCTGGTGCTGGCCCCGGCTAACTGACGCTGCCATTGCAAAGTTCCGCTAGAATTATATTTAGCTATTAGTATATTAGCACTACTACCATTATTGATCTGGCCGCAAACGTATACATTTTCGGAACTGTCTACGGCATTACCTGTGGTAAAATAAGTACTGTTAGACGCTCCAGTAAGATTTCTTTGCCATTGCAAAACACCAGAGCTATTATATTTCAAAAGAACAGGGTAATTAGTGTATGTTGGAGCTGCAACACCAGACCCAGATATATAAAGATTTCCAGACGAGGCTAAAGAAAACCCCCCCGCATTTATTGTCGGTGAAAAAGTATCATTGTATGATCGCTCCCATTGTTTTACTAAAGAGCTATCAAATTTTTGTATTTTAATAGTGCCGCCGAGGTTATTTGATTTAGACACTACATAGATATTTCCTGAACTGTCTACCCTAACTTTACCAGAATATCCGTACTCAAGTCCCCAGTTGTATTGCCTTTGAAATAAAAGAGTGCCAGAGTTATCATATTTTACCAACGTAAGAAAATAACTGCCGGAGCCAGTTACTTCACTAATACCAGTCAAATAAAGATTTCCAGAAGAATCAAACGTAATATCATTTCCTTGTGCTACATATGTAGTACTTGAAGCAGATAGGTTTCTTTGCCATTGAACCGTTCCTGTTTTATCGATTTTGAAAATCTGAAAAGCTTGGAGATTACTAGAAGGCATTGAGAAACCATTCGTATAAACATTAAATGCCGAGTCTACAGTCAGACCACTGACATCAACCTGCAAATAATTGCTAGTTCCTCTATTTTGTGTCATAAACCAATGCGGACCACCGAGACTTACCAAATTAGTAAATCCAAAACCCTTAGCAGACGCAGCACCCCTTGTTCCGAGCAAAGGCATCTCATTACCCCTTAAGCAAACTTGGTCTGTGAAGCCAATGCAGTGAACGTGGCACTGCCTGTCTTAATCACGGTAATCACATAAGCATCAATCGAGCTTGCGTTACCTGCTGTAGGTGCTGTGCCGCCTTGCCACTTGGGAGTGACTGATGCAGAATCTACTTGGAAGGCTGATTGATAGTAAGCCGTTGCACCGTTAGTGACTAGGAAAGCTACCGTAATGGATTGCCCTGTGGACATGATGCTGTCTAAGCTAACACCCGATGCACCACGGATATTCAGCGTCCAGTTACCGCTTGCATTGCTTGTGTAGTACAGAACCGATTGGGTTCTTGTGTCGTAGTTAATTGTGCCTGTTGCTGCTGTAGCCGATACGGTAGCCTGTTCAAACATCGCAGCGTTAAGCTGCACCATGCCACGCAGACGGGTGCTTGTAATGCTGGTGTCGCCAAGTGTTACTTCGTTAGATACGGTGGTTGAGGATGCGCTTGCACTGGTACCAATAATGATGTTGTTGGAGCCAGAGGTTAATGTAAACCCTGCTGAATTTCCTATTCCGATATTGCTGCTACCGGTTGTGCTATATAAAGCAAAAGCACCAATAGCCGTATTATATTCTCCGACTGAATTAAGCCTAAGAGACTGCGGCCCAATAGCTACATTATAAGATGCCGTAGTATTTGTATATAAGGCGCTATTACCTAACGCAACATTGTTTGAGCCGGTAGTATTTGCATAAAGCGATGTAACACCTAAAGCTGTATTAGTATTTCCTGAAGTATTTTGATATAGTGATTGATACCCAAACGCACAGTTCGAGCTTCCTGAATTAGCATTTAAAGTGTTTGAGCCAAATCCACAATTAAAACTACCTGTATTTGAACTCAATGCGGACATCCCAAACGCAGCGTTACTACTTCCAGTAACACTATATTGTAATGCCTGCGATCCAAAAGCGGAATTGAACTGCCCTGTCGTATTAGCCCCTAGAGCATTAGTACCAACAGCTACATTATAAACACCCGTTGTGTTCGCATCTAAAGCTTGATAACCAACTGCGGTATTTTCATATCCGGTTGTATTTGCGTAGAGGGAGGCGTAACCAAATGCTGTGTTATAATTTGCGGTGGTGTTTGAAATTAATGCAAAACCCCCAAACGCAGCGTTAAACGAACCAGTTGTATTAACCCCAAGCGCATCAACACCAACAGCTGAATTGTAATAACCCGTCGTATTTGTATCTAAGGCTCCATAGCCAACTGCTGTGTTGTTTGATGCGGTGGTGTTTGAGCCAAGAGCGTTATAACCTAATGCGGTGTTAAAATTTGCGGTTGTATTAAACTGTAATGCTTGACCACCAAGTGCGATATTAAAACTTCCTGTTGTATTAGTAGCTAATGCGGATTTTCCAATAGCTGTGTTGTTTCCACCGGAAGTGTTACTGTAAAGAGCCGTATCACCTAATGCTGCATTATTTGCACCCGTTGTATTAGTATAAAGACTACTATGACCAACCGCCGTATTTCTCGTTCCCGTACTATTTACTAACCCAGCCTGATACCCCACAAACGTATTGTTTACGCCCGTAGAAACATTACCGGCTTGGTAGCCAAGTGAGGTTTCATAAGGTGAGCCAGAGTCGGTTTGGCCGGATAGGGTGGCTCCCGCAGCAGCAGAAGTCCAAGTCGTACCATTAGACGTTAAAACATTCCCGTTAGACCCCGGCGCTACAAACTGAACGGCTGAAGTGCCGTTACCTAAAATGACGTTGTTTGCGGTGAGTGTGGTTGCGCCTGTGCCGCCTTGCGCCACTGTTACCGCAGCAGCAGTAGTAAGTACGGTGCCTGTAGCATCAGGAAGTGTTAAAGTTCTGCTTGCAGATAAAGTTGTCGGTGATAGAGTCACACGATACGAAGAAGAACCCCCTGCACGACCTAAAACAATGATCCCATCGTTTGTTGAAGCTGGCGCAAAAGTCTGGCCCGTGGCGTTGTAGAAAGTATTTGCACCTGTAAAGGCGTTGTTTCCAGAGGCGGTGACATTACCGACAGCACCTACCACAACAAAATCTGACCCATTCCATGCACACAATACTTGAGTGCCGTTAGTAACCGTTACACCTGTTGTTGGAGATGTCGGACCCCCTCTAAGTACCACGCTAAAACCACCTGTGGTTGCATTAATAACAACGTAGAGCTTGCTTTGCTTAGGTGCGTTGATATTACGAGTTAATGTACGCGCTCCTGTGCAGTTAAGCACCATGTACTGAGCGGTTGTTGAGGTTATATTTGTGCCAGAAGAATTACCTTCTGTTGTCGCTAAATTAACGTCAGCATCAGTAGTAAGACTTAGCGACCCAGCAATCGCAATATCAAGATATTCAGTCAACCCATAGTTAGTAATATCGCCCCAAGTCGTAGTTTCAGTACCTGTAACAGGTAATGGAAGATCAAGGAGTGTAGTGCGGTTTACGGTCATGATTCACCTCTATGCGGCTACCGGTACCCAATTGGGTGTTTGCGCGTCATTAATAGATACCCAGTTTGCGGTTTGAGCGTCATTGACAACTACCCAGTTTGGATTGTTGATTGTAGGTTGTGAACCCACAAAATTCAATACACCGGAAGCAGGTTTAATTACAAAAGAAACTGAAATAGTTGGGGCAACCCCAACCAAAGCAAGTGCGCCTGTAGTGGGGTTAACAACTGCACCTCTAACAACTACACTAGGCGCTGATCCTACTATTACTGCACCGCCAGTAGGTGTTACAACTTCACCCGTACTTGATGTAGGAGCATATCCTTGAACAGCTACTGCGCCTGTATCTGGTTGTATCGTAGCAGCTAAACTTGGTGCAGCGCCCGTTGTTGTTAGGCTTGCGGTTCCTGGAATTGCAACACGCCCATCGAGAATTGACGGAGCTACGCCAGCAACTACTACTGCGGCGGTATTAGGTATAATTATTTGACTACGCTCAAGTACCGGCGCATTGCCGGTAAATACTAAACCATTACTTGCTGGAGTAATAAAAAAATCTAAACGAACTTCTGGGGTTACACCTGCTATGTTTACGGCCCCACTAGCAGGTTGTATGACAATTCCGGTAACTACAAGTGGAGTGTTACCAGCAAAAATCGCCGCCCCAGTATTAGGGCTAGTGGTTGAAGCTAATGAAGGGGCAGCCCCAGCAAAAATTAAATCATTTGCCGCTGGTTGTACACGATAATCTATTAATAGATTTGGAGCAAACCCAGCAAAATTAGCAGCCCCAGTTTGTGTTGTTATCGGTGTAGATATGTATGGACTTGGTGCAATACCTACTAAACTAATAGCCCCAGTTGTTGGCGTAATAACACTACTACGCGATACAGTCGGTGCTACTCCAGCGGCAACAAGAGCGCCAGTATCTGGTGTGATGAGTACGCCCACCCCCCATTCATACGACCCCCAACTACCTCGTCCCCAGCCGGATTGGTTTGTCGCCACAGCGACACCTTATTAGGTAAGAGTAAACACACCCGTTGCAGCAGGCAGCACCGTCAACGTATTTGGAGAAGATACCGTGAACTGCGAAGAAGAAAGCTGGCAGAAACAAAGAAGTTTACCTGCGGAATTATAAATTACTGCGTATTTAACGTTTGTCAAGGGAGCGCCAGAAGCCGTAAAAGTTAAACCTACTGTAGAGTAAGTGAACTTCATTTGCTTAGCAGAAGCACCGGTGGTCCACTGCCCCGTTGCCGGTACAAGTGCCTTACCACCAGAAACGTACCCGCCAGTCGCGGAAATCTCATTAGTTAATGAAGCAAAAGTACTCAACGTAAATGTTGATGTATTACTAGCACTTCTAAAAAGTGCCATCTTAAAGTTGTTAACGCCAAGCTGAATCGTACCGTTACCAAGGTATCGTTTAGCGTCATTATAAAGTTGCCATGCGGAAGCGGCCATTTCAATACTCCTTAATATCAGCGTTTGACGCCCCAGTGACTAGAATCTGATGAAGTAACCCGCCATAGATTTGAAGCTCCATGACATCACCCATGCATTTAATTAAATCAATAAATTCTCTAGCTTGCGAGACCATCCAAGGGTGGCAGTAAAAAATCTTTTCACCGACTTTTACAGGCACAACTGGAAGACCGTCGTTTTCTGCTTGCGCGTAAGCGTGATGCTTACCGTCTTCTAAACAGGAATCACACCCAAAGATGTAAAACCGTTTAAACCCTAGCATTCTAAACATAGGTATGGCTCTTAGCAATGCTGTAGAACCGCCTGGAACAGCATACCAGTTTTTGTACTCGGTTGCTAGAAGTTCTTGAATTTCTTCTGCACCTGTATGCCAGATATAAGTCTGTTCTTTGGGCATATCCTCAAACACAGATGGATGGCATTGAGAGGATAAAAAGTATTTACAAGTCGGGATAATTGCCGTTAAAAAGCGTTTGTTGAACTCACGCCCATCAACCATAAAATAAGCAGAAGGTAAAAGACCGTGGTCAATACAGTACTGATACGCATTGTTTAACGTGATAAGTTTTACGCCCTGCTGCCGAAGCTGTTTGATGGTGCCGATATGTTCGGCAAGTGAGGGTCCGCCCCCAACAATCATGACTTCTGTTTCATTAGTCGGATGAGGCGTAATCTGCTGAAACCCCAGCCTGATATTGTGTGAAACGTTGTTTTTAAGTGTTTCTAGGTCTATGTTTAAAGACCCTTCCATCTCCACTTCTTCAGCAGCTACCCAAGTTTCTTCATCTTTGGGTGGAATAGGGGCGATTACAACTGTCGGCGGGTCGGAATGAAAAGAAGTAAACATCAAGCAAGCCTTATTAATGCGCCAGTGCTGGTATTAGGGGGAAATTCAACCACAAACGTAGTCGTTGAAGTTTTGTCTGAACCGAAATCAAGAACACAAATTGCTGGATTGCCGCTACCAACTTTATAGATCAAAGCTCCGCGAGCAGTGAAAGCACCAGACCAAGAAGCATTAGTAAAGTCAACATAAGTAACGCCGTTGGTACTATCAAAAGCAAGTGAAGGGGTGATAAGTTCGCCACCAGCCGAATAACCCGTAGCCACAACCTCTCCTGTACTCGTATAAGCCGTCGTAGTCTGGTCAAGTGTGGCATCATTGGTGTACAGAGCTATCTTAAAAGTCTGTGCAGTAGTCAACGAAAAATCAAAATCTCCTTCAAACAGTTGTTGCTTGAAGGAGTTACATGTGTAGTTGCCAGTAAAAGCCATTAGTTCACCGACATCCTGACTTGACCAGACCTGTAGGCATCACGGCGGTCCATACCATCGCCAAGACGTTTAGCAAGGATCATGGCTTCTTCGTAACGCTTGGAGTAGATAGCAATGACATCCGCCTCACCCTTCATAAAGGTATAACCTTCTATCAACGCACCATACAGCACGGCCATATCGAAGTTATCGCACAGCCAAGTAGTGCCGGATGCGGCCACTGTAATCGACTGTGGGTAGTAAAAATAATGTAGTTCTACAGCGTAGCTCGACGTTGGAGTAGGTCCAAGAATTAACGTATTCTCGTCAAAAAGCGCGTAATACTTAGGTACGCCAGTAGTAGAAGGGTTAGGATACGCCGCCCGTATATAACTAACGTCTTTGTTGAGTAAATACTCATACTCGCTTGTGGTCGGGTTGGTTAACGCTAACTCATAAACCGCCAAAAAATCATCAGGCATAGCAAGATACTTATTGCTACCCGTCATAGATCCTGTCTGGTTCTTTCTAAATTGAGGGAACTGCACCGAGTTGTAGATACGTTTTTCCGCTTGTGTGATAAACGTATCAATTTGTTGCTTAGCAGTAAATGAAGCTGTACCCGACCCAGACGAATCTACTCCGACAAATGCCGGAAAGTCATTTTCTAAATAACCTTGAATCGTCTTAAAAAGGGTAGCGTAATTCACGCCATCGGACCCCTAGACATTAGACCTTTGGTAGCCGCCCCTGTACCGCGCATTTTAGTACCGGTAGTTTTTGGCTCAGGGTAGTTAAACCGTTGGATATTCCCAACCGACATGTTAACGTCAGAAGCTTTCAGACGATTACCGCCCAAATATCCAGACTTACTAATATCTGTGCCAGCTTTACCGTCCATCGTGTGTGGTTCAGCGTATACAGGCGCTTGGCCTACTTCCTTACCCATCAACTTTTTACTGAACTTAGCCATTATTTTGCCCCCATCTTGTACTTAAAAGAAGGCGATTTCTGATTAGCAACTTTGGCAAGATTACGCCCCAACTTCTTCATTTCGAGGTTGGTTTTACCGCCCTTACGCATTTTAGTAAGTGCTTTGCCAGGATGCATATGCTTCTCGTGCTTATGCACAGCCGTAGCTGCGGTTTTCTTGTCTTGTGCTAAGTCTTTCTTATCCATCACAAACTCCTATGTGACATTTACAGTAACAGTGCCTAGCGTGATACCAAGCACAAGATTATTAGGTGTTATGCCCGTATCGTAAGCTCTCGCCCCGCCTACGGGTGCCCATCCCCACTGTATAATTCTACTACCACCAGAGGGATCTCCGCTACCTAATTGAGTCGAAGATGTATTAATCTGCAACCCATTTAAACCAGCTACTCGATATGTTGTGTCAGGGCGGGGATTACGCAAAGCCTGTGGATCGTCCACAGGATACATACCTAACTGCAACTGCGGTTGATCGGGTTCCCAACAATTATTACAGACAAGAATATTGACGTTTTTAGTCTTAATGACAAGCCCACGTAGTTCCTTCAGTTTATACCGAAAGCCACATCTATCGCACTGCGATATAGCATATTTACCTGATGCGAACCGATTAGGCATGTTAGAAGAACAACTGTCTTGGGGCTAAACGCAACGGAGCTTTTTCACGATCTTCATCAAGCGCAAGCTGCAACTGCTCGTCGTAAATCTGCTTTAATAGAGGTATACGTTGAGCTGCTTCTGGAATCTTCATAGAGATGTAGTACGCCAACCCAGCAGCCAAACAATTGATAAATCTAAACGGTACGTCTTGGATATTTGCACCGCCACCAGCGTCCTGCATGCGGCGTAGTCGCCAGTAGACAAAGGTGTAGTAGTTATCTTGATCTGGACAAGGCCAAACATTAATCGTTGGATATGCAATTCCAGTAGGCGTCAGTACCCCTGACTGCCTATTAATCCAGACCTGAATTGGCCTACCTTGAGCGTTTTTATTGGGGATCGTAGCGTATGTATCAACCGAAATACGACTGATATTGATGTCTGTCTGAGGAATACCCGTCTGGGTACGAATTATTTGCTCAATTAGGTCAACGGTATCAACAGGTAAGTTGTATGTAATAGTGCCTGTAGTTAAAGCAATTTGCCCTTGCTCAATCGTCCACAGGTTAATGCCTCGATTAGCCCACTCGGTAAACATCAAGTTCATTGAGCGACGGGCCGTACGGTGCTCGTATCCAGTACGCACCTCTATTCCACATCGCTCGTAAGCCTCTTCAATAATCTCGTTTAGATCGAGATTAAAGGCTGTTGTACCTGAAGTAGTGGTCACTTCATCCCTCTAAGCGTCTTAGCAAGCCTAGCCCTTTGGCCTAGCTTACCCGGAGCTTTTGTAGCCCTATCAAGCATTTTTGCAGGAATTGGCTTTTTGCCTTTGATACCAAGCTGTTCGCGTAGTGCTCCAGGTTTTTTAATAGCAGCTTGAATAAATTTACCATTTTTAAAACCTTCTACACCACGACCTTTTAGTACGTCAGCCTTGGTTACTTTACCGTCGTCGTTAAGATCAGGAAATGATTTAGCCATTATCGAAACCTCGCAGTTTTAGCAGCAATACCTTTTGGTTGCTTAACAAATTGTTTACCCGCACGTTTTCCAGCGCGTTTAGCTCTTGTTGTCGCAGCGTATTCTGCAGGTGTAAGAGAATTGATTGCCGCCGATGGGAGATACCGTTCGCCAGTTGCTTTTGAACCCTGTGTGCTAGGTTTGCCACTCTTGGTCCTCCATTTCTGGTCAGTCCAATTTTTTAAGGACTGCTGCGGCGCTTTCAATCGCGGTAACCCCCGCCCTTCTGCTTGTACTTCAAGGCAAGCATTTGAGCTTTACGGGCTGACCATTGTCCCGGCGCACCACCCTTACCCCCAGCTTTAATGCTGTTGAATAACGATTTACGCATTCCAGGCTTGGTGTAGTTACCAGCTTCGTTTACACGGGACTCGCCACCTGACTTCATTTTCTTTATGGGTTCCATACCAATCGGTTCTCCTTTTTCTGAGAACTTCATGTACTTGTCGCCCTTAATAAATGGTCCCGCAGCTTTTACCCGCGACATACCGCCCTTAGCAAACATCGTAAAGTCAGTATCATCCCGACGCGATTTAGTTACGGGTTTAGGCATTTTGGAGGCACGTATGGCCCCCATGCCGCGTGAAGCCATCATCTCAGCACTTACCGCCGTAGGCCATTTTCTTGACCTTACCGCCCTTTTTCATGCCTTTGTTACCGGCCATCGTAATCATGGTGCCTTTGGTTTTACCCTTCATAGCAACACCATCACGGCTAGGAGCGGCAGTTTTCACAGCGCCCATTTTGGACTCGGACATACCGCCCATGTTCATCTTTTTCATCGTAAATTCCTTTCCAACGGATTGAGGGACATCAACTTTTTTTGCAAACTTTGGGTTATGTGCTACAGCTTCCATAAACCTTCTTTGCTTCTCACTGACTGCTGGCATCTTTACCCCTTCTTAGCAAGCGCGTCAATCTTAGACTCAAGCCTTTCAAAGCCTGCATCAAATCGTTCCATAATTTTTTCAAGGTCTTGACGCACTTCTGCGCGAGTAATGAAATCACGGGCTATTTCCTCACGGGTTTTATTTAGCAGAATCTGGATACGCTGTTGTTCATCATGAGAATTTTTGAGCATAAACATGACAAGCCCCACCAGAACAGAAGTAATGAGATTCCAAATAATCATCGGGTCCATTTAACACTTCCATGCTCTTAAGGATTTATTTATCCGGCTATTAGGATCATTAGCCGTTTTAGATGACGTAAGTTTCTTTTTCATGCCTTCCATCCTGGCGCAGAATGACTTCTTGCGTGGACCGCCTTCAGGTTGCGGCGCTTTTAACCCAGGTTTGCCTGGGTTGGCTGCGTTATAAGAAGCACGGCCTTTTGCGTTAAGGCCACCTTTTGGGTTTTTGCCTTCTTTCCTTTGCCATGCCGGAGACTTAGCCATAAAACACCGTGATTTTTGCTGTTGCAGGAAGCGTTACGTGAACGTTAGTACTAAACAAAATTCCTTCGCCAGGAATTAACATTGTGACTGGCTGTGTGCCTGTCCCAATATTAAACTGTAAAAGTGTGGTGCCGCCTGATCCGCCATCACGAAAAATTACATCGCCAGCAGTACCACCTGATATGCAGTGATACCCTTTCACGCGAGTCCGTGAGTTAATTAGCGTGCCTGTAGCTTCTGTATGCGCCGCAGAAACATCATATTGCATAGCCATGCTGTACTCCTAATTAGGCTACAGTACCGCCTCTGTTACCGACGATAGCCCATCCTGCTGATGTATATACCAGTGTAATGGTGTCGCCAGCATTAGTAAATGTCATGGTTGTAAAACCAAGGGCCGTTGTAGGAGTAAGAATAGCAGAGCCACCATCTACCGTATGGGTAATAATTTTAAGTTGCCCAACAGTCCCGTTAGCTAAAGTTAAAGCTTGAGCAGCACCTGTGGTGGTAAGGGAGGTAAACATATCGGTGAGGTTAACCGCCCCAGCACCGCTTAAACTTTGAACCGACGCAAAAACGTCGCCAGTAATGTTACCCGTTACGTTGCCCGTTACATTACCTGTAATGTTGCCCGTGATATTACCTACGAACCCGTTGTCTGAAGTGACTGGGCCGCTAAAGGTTGTATTTGCCATTAGATCCTCACATGCGATATCGGTGTATTAGTCTGCATGTCGTCAGCCGGGACTGTCTAATACACCGGGCTAACCCCGGAATAATTCTATTATAAATAGAAAAGGGGGTTTTGCAACCCCCTTTTCGTGCGCCATTAGGCTCCGGGCGAACCGAACATCCCAAGCGGATCAGACCAGCCAAAAGAATAACGCTCACGGGCCTTATAACGAACGTTTCCGGTGTCGAAGTCTCCATCCATTCCCTGTGTCATCGGGGCGCGGACAAAGTGCTTCATACCGTTGGGTACGTCAGTCGTAAGGAACCATGCGTCCGTATCGGTCAAGAAGTGGTTAATGGTGTAACCCTCTGGGATCGAACCATTATTCTTCAAGGCGTTGATTGTGTTGTCTGCCGTGTCAACACGCAATTCTGTTTCCAGGATACGGGTTGCAACGAACTGCAATGCAGACGGGATAATCAACTTCTTCGGACGAGCTGCAATCAACAGACCACGTTCATCAGTCCACGCTGCAATCTGAATAACCGCTGCTTCCAACGATGTTTCAGAAAGGTCAGCCGCAACTGCGGGCGTGTTGCTGTTGGTGCCACCAGAGATCAGAGGATGTGCTGTCGAGAACAAAGCGACGCCATCACCACCGGTATAGGCAGTATTGAAGCCGTTGTTAAGAACTGCAGCAGCCTTGGTCTGCTTGGTATATGCCATACCGCGAGCAAGAGCCTTGGTGTAGCGATTAGCAAGACTGTCGTACAGGTTGTCCTCGATAGCCTCTTCGGTCAGCGAGAACCCCAGAGCGATAGTCTCATGGACGTAACGAGCGGTCCAAGCTTCTTGCGCGTTGTCATAGGCCATCGCACTGCCTTCGTTCTTCACCGGAGCGGCGGAGAAGCCTGACAGTTTGGTTTCCTCTTCAAACGAACGCTCGGAAGTCTCGGTTTCGTAGATTTCCTTGTGCTCTTCGCCATAGCGAGCATACTCCAAGCCGAACAATGCGTTCAGGCCGGGGAGAAGCTCTTTCAGTAGTTGTGCGCGTGAAATAGCCATTTAAATTCCCCTTATGCAAGCGCAGTAGCGTACTGATAGCTGTGCCAGCCCTGGTTCCACTTAACAAGAACTTCAGGATAACCAATAAAGGTAAACTGAGACCCTGCGGTAGAAGCCGTGAGCGTTTTGCCAACAGTAACAGTAGTGCCGTTAACATTAGTAACGTAGTTGTAGTTCCCTGGTTGTCCACCAGCAGAAGCTGCGGGACAAATAACAGCCATACCAGCTTGAAGGCCAGTAACGGCAGCGTCCAGAGTAATTGTCGTGCTTGCAGAAGTGCCCGTACCGGTTACGGCATAAGCAGTTTCAGGCACAACAGCCACAACACGGAATGGCAACGAACTAGAAGCGACACGGACGTTACCTGTACCGTTGGTAGGACCGTCACCCGAAACAGCCATCTTAGAATTGCCCGTAGTAGTGCTACCAGCAACACCGGTAACCGCGTACACGTTAGTTCCAATAAACGACTGGTTAGCGTAGCCAACCGTAGAGGCAGTATTGCTTTCGCTGGAAGTTTGACCAACCATAACAACTTTAAACAGAGCAGATGGATCATCCACAACAAAAGCCAGGATGTCGTCAGCAGCAGTGCTAGCAGGATAATACTGCGAGAACTGAAGTTGCTTAGTTGTTGGGTTAGTAAACTGACAACCAACAAACACGCCAATTGCACCAGCAATCACCGAAGTGGGGCTGGAAGCGGCAGAGTAAGACGTTAGAATCAAAGTTCCGTCTGTCTGAAGTTGAACTAGATCTCCGTAAAACAGACTAGTCGCATAGCTTCGGGCAATCGGGAACTGTCTTGTTGCTCCTGCGTACGGTAGGCCATTAAGCTCATTAATAGCTTTAAAACCGTAGGGAGCGTCAATAACAGGATATGCCATTTTTGACCTCGTTAAAGATTAAGTTCCTTTACCGAACGACACTTTTGTACGCTTCTCAGCAAAGAGTGGCATACGAGAGTCGCTCTCTCTCATAAAGCTGCTATCTACAGCATCCATGTTGTCCTTAGTAACTTTATTGAAAAACGCTTTACGCTGTTCAACAAACTCTTCGGGGATTTTGCAGAGTAACAACCCGTCGATCTCGATATTGTCTTTAAACCGGCTGTTTTCGTCGCGCATAAACTTCAGGTTCGGTTGCTCTTCGATCCTTACTGGCTCCCACCCTTCTCTGAGTTTGGCAGAGACATTCTTGGGGTCAGCTTTCCCTAATGAAGACACACGTACCCAGCGTGGTGTATATCCAGGCATTGGCTCTACTTCAGGAAGGACATCAGCACGTTTCCATTGTTTCGGACGATTACTGCGCTCACGGTTTTCAACATCACGAGTTAAACGATTTTCAGCCATTTGCACGCTCCAGTTTCAGCATTTCATTAACATATTGCTCAGGTGTAATACCCATCTTTTTGATAATGGCAATCTGAGAATCTTTTAGTCTGACCTTTGTGGGGGCCGTACTACGTGAAACCGGCGCTACAACAGTAGCTGGTTTATTTGTCCGTGTCTGAGAAGCTCTTGACGCTCCCTCAGCAGGTTCATCTCCCCAATCATATTCGGGGAATCTTTTACGCATCGTCTTATCAACGATTTGCCAATACTCATCGGTGCCCTCAAAAGCCTGACCACGTTCTCTAAGTAGCTTGTTGTTTAAACCTAGAGCGGCTGCAGTCATCTCATCATCTGATCCAAACCACGTATTTTGTCTACGCCATGAATCAGTTTTAGGGTCTAACCGTGGAGTTTGTGGCTGCGGTTGAGAATAATTTACACTACTTTCTGTATTTTGTACAGTTTCCGTAGGCGGTTTTACAGATTTCAAACGTTGTAATTTGAAATTAACATCATTGAGTGTTCGTTGCGCTTCTACAAGGCGATCAGAATCCCCCGCCTCATAAGCTTCTTTATACTCACGTTCAGCTTTCTGCAGCTCCAATTCCGCAGCACTTGTTGCAGATTTAATTAGCGTGTAGTTATCATTGGCTGATTTAGCGCGTAAATGCGCCACTTCATTCTGTAACCGCTGTGCTATTTCTATGGCAGCTTGCTGTTCACGAAGAACACGTTCTTTCTCACGGCGCTCATCGTGCCAGACCTTCTTCATCTGCTTGAGACGGGTTTTTACCTTATCGGAATACTCTTCAAGTTCGTCATTTTCTAACTCTTTGACAAGATCTTCCGGCATGGGTTGCCGCCCGCGATCTTCCGGGGGCGTGTCGTCTTCAATCTCAATTTCAATTTGATTTTCAGCTTCTTTTTTAGTTGCTTCGGACATAATTAACTCCTTATGAGCGACTAATACCGCGAGGATCTTCTACGACCCCCTCGACAGAATCATCGTTAATGATGCGAAATTCACGGCCATGAATCTTTAACCGTGTGCCTGCATGGGGGCGAACCAATATAAAATCACCTGTTCTGCAATACGGCCCCGACGGGAATCGCTTCTCGTCTTTGTACGCATCTGGCCCCATCTTGATAACGAACAGCACCGTTGTAAGCAATTCCTCGTGGTGCATAGTTACGTCAGCTTTAATCAGACCATTATCAAACTTGTCTTCAATCTCTGGGATGCCACACAAGATTCGATAGCCTGACGGATCGGGCAGTTGTCGAGCTTTTTCTTCGGCGGTTTCAGGTAGTACCGTCGCAGAGCCGCTTGTAGACCCTACTAGGAGTTCACTCATCGTCGTTTTCCATCCTTTCTGCTACATCAATTAGCATTTGTCTCGCCATTGCCAAACCTCTAATAATCCCGCACTGATGGCGATAATCAGCGTGGTCCTTTGCTAAACCTTGCCCTAAAGTTTCGGCCAAATGGCTTTCTTCGTCATGGCAACGCTTAATCAAATACTCTAAAACTTGAGAATTCATTCTTTAGTTTTCCCTTTTGACTGCACTGCTTGCTGGGTAGCCTGCTCACGTTGTTGCTGCATTGCAGCAATATTCTTAGCAATATCCACCCCAATCCGAGTACCTTCAATCTCATTGCGTACGGCTTCAACACCTTGCTGGAACTCTTGCTCCGTTTGATCTTTGGCAATTTGCGCCCCAAGACGGGCACCATCAAGCTCCATCTGCGACTGAATACGCATACGCTCGGTCTCAATCTGAGCTGCCTTTAGCTGTGCGTCGGTTTGATCTTTTTGTGCTTTGCGCTGTAACTCCTGAGCCTGTAACTGAAGCTCTTGTTGCTGCATCTGCACAATCGGATCTTGCGCTTGCTGTTGAGCCTGCGCTTGCTGGGCCATCGCTTGGTTAGCCTGCAACAGTTTCTGAGCACCTGCTGCGGCAAGGCGAGAGACCTCGACCTCCAACTCTTTGGGCATTTCTTCGTTGGGTGCAGGGTAGGGAACCCCAAGTTTCTCTTCAATGTTTTTACGGTATTGGAACGCAAAGTGTTCGGCAATGTGCGCCATAAATGCTGCTTGCATGGCTTGAGCGTTTGGACTCTGGCCAAGAATTTGTGCAGTAACGGGGTCTTGCAGTGCAGACATATGCACTGTGATGTGTGCGGCGTGATCTTGGTAGATAAACGCCTTGACGGGCTTGTTTGTAAACAAGTCCATGTTTTCCGAAACCGGATCGACCGGCTTCATATCGTCCTCCATCGGCACGAGTTTCTCAGCGTTTTTGATGCCAAGAACTTCAAGCATTTGCCTATGGAGATACGGTAAATCATATAACTGCGGTGCGGTCTGCGCCAACTGAAGGACTGCTTGATACTGCACAACCTTCTGACTCATTGTCGCAGCGTTAGGGTCGCTAACAGGGATTACATCGACGTTGTCGTAGTCAGACTTTTTAGCTTTGGGTCTGCCATCAACCGGCTCGTAGCCATACTCTTCCGGCGTATAGTCAGCAATAATTTCTTTCAGGAGCTTAAACTCCTGCTTCATCGAATAGTGAATCCGTGCCTGAACAGCAGACATCACTTTTAATGTACGCTCTAATATAGCTAGCGTAGTCCCAACTGGGGACTGAGCGGACATATCCGAGACCTTGAGATCAGCAGCCGACGCAAACCGTCTGCCTTCATCAATGATCTTATCCATGAGTGCTGCCAACACCTGCGAAGGCTCCTTGTACGGGAGCGGCATGATGTTGTCTTTAAGTGTGCCTGAGCCAATATCGACATCGCGCCATTCAGCAGGGGAAAATGGAGTGTCATCCCCCTTCGTACGCATGCCTTTTGTCTTAAAACCACCGGGGAGGTTTGATAATGTACCAGCATCAACAAGCTGACGAAGGATAGATGTACCCGACTTAGCAAACCCACCGATTAAATGGATCAAACCAAAGTAATAAAAGCCAAAACCTGGGATATACCCATAGTGAACAAAGTGCTGGCGTTTTTGTTTTAGCTCATCGCTTGGGTTCCAGTTTCTTCGGATAGAAAGAATCTTGCCGTTTGATTTTTCAATTGTCACTACATAAGGAACAGCCAATCCGGTTTCTTTCCCATCCTCATCTTTATCTGGAAATCCTGGCAGATCCAGGTCAACGTGCATCTCTAAGATTTTGTACCGCGAGTCCGTTGTAGCCCTGAACCCCATTTTCTCTGCAATCTTTTTCTCAACCTCATCAAGTGAATCCGTCGGATCTTCAAGCTCAATATCAATATAAAACCCTGCGTCCATCAGACGCTGTAACTCGTTTTTAGTCTTACGCATCACATGCGTAACACGTTCAGAAGTCTCAATATTGGCAGCGCCGTAGGGCACCACAAGATCATCCGCTGATACATACATTGAAGTTTGCCGACCCAGCCGCAGATCATAGTAGACCTTTTTAAATGCATTACCTGACAGCCCCAACCCCCATAACATTTTCTCGTGTTCTGGCCTGTACTCAACCATCACATCGGTAAGCTGGTGATTCATATCTGCCTGCACACGCATAGCAGACTCTTTCTTTTCTTTAGTTTCTTCCCCAATAATCTTAGAGCGCACTGGCCCTGATGCTGGGAAAGTTTCCATAATTGTTTCTGACTGAAACTTAACAACTGCTTCTGTCAGCAATGGGTGGTACACGCCACAAGCTCCAGGCCAAGGTTCTGTGCGGTCTTCAACCTTTAAACCAAGCAAATCTAATCCATCAACAAATGTCTGCATCCAATCTTTACGGGATGAGATATCATCATCAAAATCGCCGCACAGATCATTAGCCAGCGTAGCTAGCTCTTTCTCGTCCATTTCTTCGGCAAGATTGGCATTAAAATCCTCATCGCCAATATCATCTTTTTCTTTGCCAATTACAATTTCCAAGCCGCCCAACCCAATAGCTACAGACTCAGGATCTTCAATCTCGATCTCAATGCCTGGGCTTTCTTCAAGTTCATCTCGATCCGATAGCCCCATCGGCGCTTGGTTTAACGACTTGTCAAAAAAACTACTTGTAGCCATGATTTATTCCTAATAGTAAGCGTATTGGTTTTTACGCTTGAAGTACTGAATTGGATCAGGTTGGTCTGATGGCAACCGCAAAAAACCACCATTTCTAAATCTAGCTAACGCTAACGTCGTAGCATCCACTAAGTCATCATGCTCCCCGGACGGAAAACTAGCAATTTCATCTACAAGCTCATCAGCCCAACGTGTATTTGGCACCCAAACTTTGCCTGATGCAATAATGTCAGACACTGCATTAAGCCTAGTTATCTTGTCATTACCTTTACTTGGCGTAAATTCCTGCACCGGTACGCCCATCCTACGTAATTCTTGGTATAACGAAATACCAGAAGCTTTTTTCTCTACGATTAAAGTATCTGGTTCCCATTCATTGTACTCTTCCATAACTTTTTTCTTCAGTTCATGGAATTCCATACGAGCTTTAATGACGTTAAGCAAAATAATATTGTTTTGAGCGTTGTCTTCGTCGTTAGTCCATATACCCCACGTAGTACAAGCAGAATAGTCCGACCTAGTAGTCGTTTCAAATGCTGTATCCCATGATTGAATAATGTAATCGCATCGCGGAGGCGTTTCTTTCTCCCATACTTTCCACCATTCACGCTTAACGATGGCACCTTCTTCAGAAGTTGGCTGCTGCTGGTACTGAGCCTGCCATTTGCTGTTAGGAAGCTCCTCCCGAAGCGCAGAAAGTTCGTTTAGTGACCAAAATTCAGGCCAAAGTGGGTTTCCAGAGGGTAAAATTGCAGGAAATTCAATAACTTCCCAGTCATCACCCCCTCTTTGCATGCTAGATTTAACAACTTGCCCTGTTAAATCACGCAAACCCCACCGAGTCATCACAATAATAATTGACCCTCCCGGCTGTAAACGCTGCCGAGGTCCAGATGTATACCACTCGTACACTTTGTCGTAGATTTCTGGGTTAGTTGCGGCTAATGCAGCCTCCTGTTCTGAGTGCGGGTCATCAATAATAAGGATATCAGCACCCTTACCAGTAACAGCACCTCCTACACCAATAGCAAAGTACTCACCAGCCTTGTTTGTGTTCCATCTACCGGCAGCTTTTGAGTCAGCTTGCAGTGATACCCCAGGGAAAATATCGGAATAAACGTCAGAATCGACAAGATTTCGTACTTTTCGACCAAAACCAACTGCTAGTTCTGCTGTGTGGGCGGTCTGAATAACTTTTTTGTTTGGGTACCTACCTAAAAACCAAGCTGGTAGTAAGTAAGAGGCAAACTCAGACTTGGTATGGCGGGGTGGCATATTAATGATTAAGCGTTTTATCTTACCTTCAGCTACTTTTTCAAACGCTTTAGCCATTTTTTTGTGGTGGTAACCTTCAATAAAGGACGGCCACACTCGTTTTACAAACGTCATGAAGTCAGACGCCGCAGTCTCACGGGCCTTCAATCTTTCATGCTGCGTTAAATCAGTCAGCAGCGAACGTAATTGCGCTTCAGGTAAGTTCGGCAGATTCTTCAGTAGTAACTGAAGTTTCTGAACTTCCTGCGGATTTATCTGCATGTTCCATTTCCACTAGGCCAAGCTCCTCAACAACGCTTACCGGCTTTACGTCGATAACATCGCCTCCGAGCAATCTATGAATCTTGTCTTCAATAGCCTTACGCAAATCTTCCGAAGTACGGTGCGTAATAGTAATTTCTGTTTTTTCAGTAAATGCCCCGATATCAGACATCTTTCCAAGCAGTTCTAAAGCACGCAGTTCGTTTTTAGCGTCGCCGCATGACGACAACTCCAATAGCCGATTAGTTATAAACGTACGTACTTGAACAGCATCAGTTACTACTTGCTTATCGTATTCGTTAAGCAAAGCTGCTAACTTAATAGATACTGACCCATCGTATAGAGCAGGGGGGTTATGGCCTTCTTTCTCTGCGCCTTTATTTTTATCAAACTCTTGAAACAGTTTTTGCGCTGCTTCTTCATCCTCCTTAGTCATTTCAAACGGCATACCTAGCTCAACAAGCATGGCTGCTGTCCTAGCTGCGACCCGCGCATTTTCACGCAGTGTGTCTGCGTTATTGTCTTTGAATGACTTAGGTACTGGATGCTCGAAATCTGGCGTAATAGAAATAGTCATGGAGGAAACGGGACTCCAGAAATGTTAAGGGGGTGCGTTTCTAAACGCGCATATTATAAGCACATATAGAAAAAAACAAGGGGGTGGGGGGTGTTTTGAAAAATTAAGTGAGTAATGTGCAAAACAGTGTGCGTACTGCGGCGTAGCCTATATGGTCGGTTTAGGGGGGTGGGGTACTGGTGGGGGTCGGCCTGGATGGATTCGATAGGCCTGGGGTCGTCCAGGCAACAAAAAACCCCAGGGGTTTAGCCTGGGGTTGATGGGGTGCAGCCGGTCTACTTAGTGCTTATCGCATTTAATGCTATGTTGATTCTACGTTCTAGCGTACACAGGGCTTTCATAGCTTCATGGATATTGATTACATAAGCTACTTTATCGTTTGGGGAAATAGTGTCATTCACAACAATGTCCGACATTGAACTATTCATTTCATAGCCGATGTCGTAGCACCTATCCCGCAACTTGCGCTCGATTTCCTTGATATTAGATTTCATCATCATTCTCCTCGGTTGATAGTGTGTCATGTACTTCACGCAACAATTCCACGTTCTTGCAGCTTGTTATCAGCTTACGGATATCCTCCTTCAATCCCTTGATTTCGTCCGCAAGCTCCTCCTTCTCCTCAGCTTCCCGAATTCGGGCGATTTGCTTAAGCTCTTTCAGGGTTTTCTCGGTATGCTTATCACTGGGCTTCTTAGCTAGCTTTGTGTACTGAGCTTCAATCTGTTGCATGATTTGAGCTAGATCTTGGCCCTCATACTTTTCTTCGAGCTTACCTTTTGCAGCTTCCCGCTCTGCAGCTTTTTTCTCTGCTGCTGCGCTAGTACTCTTGGGCTTTTCAATCCCGTAAAGCTCGCCCATGTACTTGGCAAAGCTAGCCCAGGCCTTGTCGCCTGCATTGCTCGAAGTGTCGGGTTTCACTGAGTGATACCCTTCAGTCCATTTCAGGCGCATTGCTTCCCAGGCCTGGAAGGTTGGATTAGTACCCAAGGCCCGAGCGAAATTCTCGGCCGTCTCGATTCTAGCTAAGCTAGTGCGAGCTTCACCTGCACCGGCTGCAAAAGCTGCATCGGCCTGCACTGCACTGATAACCGGCGCTGGTTGAACCGGCGCTGCTGCTGCTACTGGTTTCTTACCCATGTGATAACTCCTATAAAGTTATGGGTTCTACAATCTGAGCCAATCTCAGATTGTCCATATAGTATATCACAGTGCCACGCTATGCCATGACCTACTACCCAGGCCGAACCCAGGCGAAAAACCCAGGGAACGGTCATGTCAACGAGGTAGCCTAAAAAACCCCGATTTTTAGTCGGGGTCTTGGTTATGACTGGTTACTTGAGCAGGGAGATCGCTTTTTTGATCTTCGCCGCGTCGGTACAGTCTTTGACCAGTTTGCTCAGTTCGCCGCGCAAGTCTTTGAGTGCTTTGTCTTGTTCGGCTTTCTGGTCTTTGGTCTTGATCTTCAAAACCTGCTTGATTTCGTTGATTTTGCGATCATCAAGGCTAGGGTCTTTCGCTTGCTGTTCGTACTGCTTGCGAAGCATATCGGTCAATTGCGCTGGAGTCGCGGCTTCGTACTGCTTGAGCAGCGAGTCTTGCTTTGCGGTTCGCTCGGCTCGCTTTTTGGTCGCGGCTTTACTTGGTGCTTGTGGCACTGCGATTGCATAACGCAACACCAAGCGATCTTTGAATCGCTTCCATGCTTGATCGGCGGCGTCGCCCTTAGTAGTCGGCTTGCGGCTGACGTAAGCATCAACGAAGGTCACACGGCTGTCGTTGTAGTGCTCGAAGGTCGGCTTGTCGCCAAGATGGCGAGCGGCGATCTCCAGTGCTTCGTCGGCACTGGTCTCACTATCGGCGAACAATGAACCTGCTTTGAACATGATTGATTGAGTAGTCATTTGGTTTTCCTAGGTTGATTGACAAAATGACGTTAGGTCATAACGTCGCCACTAGTATACCATATGCTAGTATCAAAACCAGATTTAGAATGACAAAATCTCCTAAAGACTTTCGGGGGAACGGTCATGTCAACGAGGTAGCCTTGTTCTCTTATTTTTGCGCTGAACCGTTAAGCTGCTACGCAGCTTAACGCATATCCACAGACTTGTCAACACCCTATTTCACGACATTCTGACAAAGTGTCAGTTTGTCGCAACGCAATGTAGGATTGTATTTGAATGTATAAGGTGATTGTATGTGAGCTAAGTCATTGAAAACAAATAATGTATATATTGTAGGGGCGTTTTGCCCAAAAAAGCCATTCCCGAAATTTATTTTGCAGTTTTCGAGAAGACGCAGCAGGTGTTGACCCAAAAATAGCCACAGCCTTTTCTAGATCAATACATTATCTACATTGCTACAACCCCTGAAAACAGGGCAAAAGTTTGTCAACCTCTTTTCCTACATTACATACATTTCTCATACATTACAACAAACGCCCCGCTCTAAAATCTCCATATTGCAATACCACAATACAACAACTCCAGAGCTTTTGACACTTACTTGACAAAGTATAGTTTATATGCTACAATTGACCTTTAGGTCGATTGATGAATACACAGCAACAACTCAGTAACGCAGTACCACCTGCCCCTTCCCAGGCACGCAGGGGTGGGGATAACTACGCCTGTGCCTACCACAACCTACTAGGAGGTTCCATGTCTCAAACCGACGACAAACTGACTCCGAGTCAGAATGTCCCTGCTAAACCAGCCCACACCAACGGCTACTGCCGCATCTGCCGCATCAACGGCATCGGCAAGAAACGCGCTGCCTACGGACATACCGTATGCAAGCCCTGCGGCGAGAAAGCATCTGTACTCGCTCGCAAGTCCTGGTGTGTGCTTACCCCACACAAGCAGGGTGCGATGTTCTTCACTGCCGACTACGCTAGAGAAGCGGCTATCGGCATCAACAACAAGGGAGGATTAACGCGATGAAAAAGTTTGAAGTCGAGTTCAGAAGGGCGTCGTACATCATCGTAACCGTCGAGGCTGAGTCGAGAGATGAGGCAGAAGACAAAGCATGGCAAGAGCTTGAGTTCCTAGCCACGCAACCAACGCACATTGACGACAGCTCTTGGGACGTTGAATCAATCGAGGAGATCAAGGAATGAAAAAGCGCAACCCAGTGATCTTTGAGTGGATGAAGAATCCCTCGCGTGCTCGCACACGGCACGAGGACAAACGTGCCAAAACCGATGCAAAGCATAAGTTGCGGCAGTGGGACTTCCCAACCGACGATGGTGCTCGCGTAGGGAAATGGGCATCCACGCACGGGCGTCCGTGCTCATGCTTAATGTGCCGTAGTAAGAAGGAACCTTCATTTGATAAGTACAAAGGCAACGTAGGCATCTATGAGGAAGAAACATTATGAATGACAAAGACGTTTGGGTCGCGTACGGCATGATGGCATGCTTCATCGCGCTTGTTGTTCTGCTTGGATTGGGGCTAATCAAATGACTACCAAAGCCCAAGCAATGTCCCAGTATCTCAAGATACTTACACAAATCCGCGAGTTTGAGCGCAAGATGCTCAACGTGCTCGCGCATCCTGACGTTTCCATCGAGCAGATCATGGTGGTCACCACTGCCTACCGAGACATTCTGACACACCGTCAGAATGTCGCTAACGAGATCAACAGCACGTTCGGACACTGCGTAGACCCACACACTAACAACGTATCCATACCAAAAGGACTACTAACATGGCACTAGCAACAGCGGGTATTCCAACCCTTATCAATTACTTTGACGCTAAGCGATACCACGATCAGGTGAAGCCATTAAAAGGCAACAGTCGTGATGCAGGTCGCCGTCCGCTTGGCAAGAACCGTCGGTACACACAGTGCATCATCTCAGAGGGTATCAACGGCATCATCCTGTCTTTGTTCGACCACGCTGTTGTGGTGTTCACACCGGATAACAAGATACGCATCAATGCGTGTGGTTATCATACGAACTTAACGTCATGCTTCTTAAACGAGGTGTTTGGTCGCAGTAATCTTTTCTCAAGCGTGAGTAAGGTTCGCGGGGTGATACACATACGTGGGCGGGACGGTGTTAACTATCCAATCCCCAAAGACAACGGTTACATCACATACGACCTCGCACAGGAAAAGTTCGTTGACTCCAAGGCAAAGATTGTGTACCGAGCTAGGGTGAAAGAAACGAAGCGCATGCTTAGTAACTACGCATCGTTCTTGGACTACTGCAAGAGTGCCTTGTTCCTACTAGGCAATGAAGGTAGGTGGCATTATAGGGAAGCGCACGAGAAGTTCACTAGCTTCTACGGTATGGATTCTGATCGCCAACTGAGCTATCTGACATTGAACTCTTGGACTATCCAGTCTAGGGCAGAACAAGCTAGGGCATCACGCACTGCTTTCTTTGCCGAGCTAGATTCGGCTATGGTGCAAAACGACCACGCCGCTATATACAAAAGGTTCATTGATCTCTGCATCGTTACTCGCCTTGATATGTTTTCGTACGCAGATATCAAATCTACGTTTAGTACCCTACTAAAGTTCCAGTATCCCCACTTACTTTTTTATAAGAAGGAGGTTTATCCAACGGTACATATCCCAACCAACAACAACGAGTTCTATGTGAAGTATTGCGGAAGCAAAGAAGTGCAGGACAAACTGACATCCAGTCAGAATGTCTAACCAAACTATCAAACTAGGAAATCACAATGGAAATCAGACTTAACGCCGAAGTATCTCTAGCCGAAGCGGAAGAACTTATTCTTGCTATCGGTTCCACCAACGCTGTGCATTTGGTCGGTCAGCCTGGGGTTGGCAAGACTGCAATGGCTAGCCGACTCGCTAAGCGTACAGGGTTTCGCTTGGTCTACATCGACACACCCACCACCGACCTCGGTGATCTTGGCGTACCAATGCCTGACCGCGAGAGTCAGACCACCATGCTCTATCCCAACCAACACTGGGGCTTCCACACTGGTGAGCCACTGGTGATCTTCATCGACGAGTTCTCCAAGCCATCGTCACAGGCTGTGCAGAACATGCTCCATCCGCTGTTGCATGAGCGACGGATTGCTGGGTTCAAACAGCATAAGGATACTATCGTAGTAACTGCGGGTAACAACAGCACCGACGGGGTTGGTGATCTGATGAAGTCGCACAGTATCAACCGCATGACAATCATCCCCGTTGCTAACCCGACGGCAGAGCAGTACATCGAGTACGGTGCAACGCATGACTTTGCGCCTGAGCTTCTGGCGTGGGTCAGGGCTTATCCCCATTGCCTAGCATCGTACAAAGATCCTGCACAGGCGGAGAATCACTTGATCTTCAACCCCAAGTATCCGCAAAGGTCATACTTCTCTCCGCGCTCCGGCGAGAAGGCCAGCCACATCATCAAGAAACGTGGTGCGTTTACCCGTGAGACGCTAGTCACTGCGCTGTGCGGCACGATTGGTGACAACGCAGGACGCGACTTGATTGCGTACGTCGAGGTCGCTGACTCACTACCTTCGTGGGAAGAGATCATGCACGACCCAGCAGTGGCAAAGATCCCCACATCCCCTGCGGCCCTGTGCATCATGGCTTACGGCGCGGTGCAGAAGATCGACAGGGGGAACATCAACAAGTGGTTTACGTATCTGAAGCGCACACCGAAAGAGCTTCAATCGGTGTTCAGTATCACAGCGGCAAGGAACAAGGATAAGCGCGACATCCTGTTCACAAGCGGTGCATTCGTTACATGGATGCGCGAAAACCAGTACTTATTCTAGGAGAATAGCAATGCTAACTAAGCTAACTGTAGAGCAACGCATCGAGCGTTGCCATGTCCAGTTGATGAAGGACAAGAACTTCTGCCTGTTCTCAGGCATCTTTATGATCGGCAAAGTTCATGTCAAGGATGATCCTTATCTCACAGCCATGACTGACGGTAAGAACGTATGGTATGGGCGCGAGTTCATGGAGCGTCTTAACGATAAGCAGATTAACTTCGTGATTATTCACGAAGCGATGCACAAGGCTTATCGTCACCTCACAACGTGGAAGAACCTTGCCGACGAGAACGCTCCGCTTGCTAACGTGGCAATGGACTATGTTATCAACTTGCAAATCATGGACTGCGATCCTATTAACGCAGTGGTGGAGTTCCCTGTCGATAAGGACGGTAACAGAATAGGCTTGTACGACGAAGAGTTCCGCAACATGGACACTAAACAAGTCTATGACCTGCTCAAGAAACGTCAAGGTACAGGCAAGCGTCCAAACGACGGCAACGGTAAAGGTCCAAGGGGACAACCTGACGAGCAGTCAGAACGTCGCGGGGGTAGTGGCGAACAGCACGACCAACACGATTGGGATAATGCTCAACAGATGGATGCCAAAGAGAAAGAAGAGCTGAGCAGAGACATCGACCACGCTCTTCGTGAAGGTGCTATCTTGGCAGGGAAACTCAAAGGTAATGTTCCACGCGGTATCGATGAGCTTCTGCATCCCAAAGTAGATTGGCGAACTGCTCTTCGTGAGTTCCTCAAGTCATCGATGCTAGGTCGAGACCAGACTACATGGCGCAAGCCTAATCGTCGGTTCATCGGTATGGATATCATCATGCCCACGATGATTAGTGAGAAAGCCCGCTGCTTTGTTAACGGCATCGACACATCGGGTTCGATCTTTGGAGAAGTACTTACTCAGTTTGTCTCCGAGGTTAACTCGATATGTAATGAGCTTAACCCTGAAGTCATGGAGGTTCTCTATTGGGATACGCACGTAGCCAAGCACGAGACCTACAAGGGTGCTGAAGTGGAGAGCTTTGCGGCGAACACTATACCGACCGGTGGTGGTGGCACTGATCCTGATTGTGTACCAAAGTATCTTAAGGAGAAACAGATCAGCCCACAAGCAATCATCATGCTAACGGACGGTGTGTTTTTTCAGCACAAAGTGGAAGCCTGGGCAGAGAGTGCGCCTGTGCTCTGGTGCGTGATCGGCAACAAGCACTTCCAACCCAAAGTTGGTTCGGTCGTTTACGTGGAGTAATGGCATGAAGAAACCCCAAGATCGGATGAACGTGAGTTTATCCAAAGAAGTTGGTCAGCAAGTTGAGGATCTTCAGTCTCAGCTTGCCGACCAGTTGGGGTTCGTACCATCGATGTCTCAGGTGGTCGAATTCCTTTTGAAGCAGTACCTTAAAACCAAGACAAACTGACACTAAGTCAGAACGTCCAAACTAGGAGCAATACAATGAACGCTGTACATGTAGGTATCGAAACGAGCGCGATGCTCATCGAGTTGAACATATCAACTTGGACTGCTCGCAAGCTGGATAAGAAAGTATCACAAGAGGTCGATCAGCAGAACGACACCAAGATCAATGCGGGTAACTACCACAAGCATCTGCTTGCCGGAACCAACGCGCTCGATGCTTGGAACAAGTACTCTGCTCGCGTCCGTCTTTGGTATAACCAGCAGACACTTCCTTGGGCCGACAAGGGTCCAAGACTGTTGACCTCTGAGATGTTTATGACTGGCTTCAAGTCTAGGCTCGACGAGCATCACGATAACTGGCGGAGGTTACGCGATAACTTTGAGGCTACTTACGATGATATGGTAACAGCCTCAGCGTTTTCACTCGGCAAGCTATTCAACCGAGACGACTACCCACCGCTTGCGGAGGTGATGAAGAAGTTTGACTTTCGCTATACCTTTTCGCCAGTGCCAACATCGGGTGACTTTCGTGTGGACATCGGGCAGCAAGCACATCGTGAACTATGCGCCATGTATGAGAAACACTACGAGGAGCGCACCAACGGCGCGATGCGTGAAGTGTGGGGCCGACTGCATACATGCTTGTCGCACATGTCCGACCGACTCGGTAACGACGAGGATGGCAACGCTAAAGGCTTCCACAGTACGCTAATAACAAATGCAATTGATCTGGTCGGTGTGCTCGACAAGTTAAACATTACGCGAGATCCTCAGTTAGAGGTCGCCCGTAAAGAACTTGAGCGGTCGATATACAACCTTGATGCTAAGACAGTGAAAGAGAGTGACACCGTTCGGGAGTCTCTCAAGAACAAGGTCGATGACATCCTTTCACGCTTTGATTGGTAGGGAGAACAAACATGTTTAAGATTACGATCAACAACGATTCGAAAAAGCCCAGACTTGAGGTTATCCCTGAGCTTAAATCTCTCTTGCTAACTGTGTACAACGCGATGCCCGCACTCACGTTTGAGGTGGTGCGTGATGACCGCGACAAGGTTACGCTTGTTGAGGGAGTAGACCACTACAATAAGGTCAGCGTGTTCCACGGGTTTCAGAAAGTTGGCTACGTAAATTACGGCAAGATCGACCATCGTGGAGCGGGAAGGCAGTGGGTGTATACCATTTACTCCAACAACATCAACAACAAGCGAGGCACGCGAAACTCTGTTAAGACGGTTAACGCTAAAGTTGCTGTCAAGAAGATACTAGAGTACTTCAAGCCAGAACCCGTAGACCAACTAGTGTCGAAGATGTACCAAGATGCTATGTATAACATGCACAACTTGGTATACAACGTCCAACGAAACGTGCGCCAAGAGTTGGATGATACAGAGAAGGCACATGCTGCTGCTATCAGCTATATCGTCGGATTGCGTACGGGTACGTCAGTAGATATGCCTGACTTCCCCATATCAGATAACCTGCCTGAACACTGCATTGCTTTTGAGATCGTCAGAAGTATAAGCAATCATGTAGAGAACCATAATGTAGTAGTAGTTCAGCAAATGCGAGATGGTTCTATGGTGTTTATTGACAAGGTTAGCGATAAGCCAAACGTGGTGGTTCTTTCGGAGACTTATCGAAGCAAGGAAGAAGTACCGTCGCCTTACATCGAGAAGATGACCATGCTTTCTTTTGTTGAACCAAAACAACCTATACGCGATGTCGGTGTCCGTTGGCAGGATGATAGGTACGAAAACCTTTACATAATCGTGAAAGGTGATATAATCACAGACTCCTAGTTTGGTTGCGTGTGCAGATCACGTAAACTCTGCGCTTCCCTTTAAGGGACATTCTGACCGCTCGTCAGTTTGTCCCTTTTTTTATGGGGTTTGGCTTGCACTATCCAAACCTATGGACTATACTAAGTCTACTTTTGGAGAAACGCATGACACCTGAAGGGAAAGTTAAAGTAAAAATAAAGAGACTGTTATTTAGGTATAACGCATACTTCTTTATGCCCGCCACTGGTGGTTATGGGCGAAGTGGTGTACCCGATTTTGTGGGTTGTGTCAACGGAAAGTTTTTTGCCATTGAGACTAAAGCGGCAGACAACAAACCTACCGCGTTGCAACAAGAAGAGCTTGATTCCATACGACAGCACAAAGGGGTAGCCTTTGTCGTCAATGAAGTAGTGGGCTACGATTTGCTTGTTAAGTGGCTTGAAGAACAAGCGAGCCTCGACCCGACGTACATACCCGTAGAAATTTCTATGACCGTTCCTGACAGAAGACTGCCTAAACGTATAAGGATGCCGATCAATGACAACCTTAACGATTGATTTTGAATCGTATTACGATAAAGAATATTCTCTCAGTAATATGACGACTGAGGAGTACGTGCGAGACCCGCGCTTTGAGACTATCGGCGTATGCGTAAAGGTTGATGATGAGAGGACGCAGTGGTTCAGTGGTACGCATGAAGAAACCGCCAAGTGGTTGTCGCAGTTCCCTTGGGACACTTCGTTCGCCTTAGCCCACAATATGATGTTTGACGGAGCTATATTAGCTTGGCGCTATAACATATACCCGTTTGTGTATCTTGATACGCTGTGCATGGCGCGAGCCATAGACGGCACAGAAGCGGGTAACAGCCTGTCTAAGTTGGCTGACCGCTACGGCGTAGGGCAGAAAGGCAACGAGGTAGTCCTAGCTATGGGCAAACGCCGCAGGGATTTCTCTCGGTACGACCTTAATGCTTACGGATCATATTGCGCTAACGACACTGACATCTGCTATAAACTTTACGAAATATTCAACGCCAACTTTAAGAAGCGTGAGCTTAAGTTAATAGATCTAACATTAAGAATGTTTACTAAGCCGAAGCTAGTGCTAGATACAAAGTTCTTGCGCGAGCATCTGCAAGAAGTCATAACACAGAAGGAAACGCTACTTGAAGAATCTGGCGTGACCAAAGAAGTGCTAATGTCCAACGTAAAGTTTGCTGCACTGTTGGAGAGTTGGTATGTCGATGTGCCTATGAAGATAAGCCCAACGACAGGCAAGATTACCTACGCTATGTCCAAGACAGATGAAGGGTTCAAAGCACTTTCTGAACACCCTGATCCTCGTGTTCAGTGCGCTGTTGCTGCTAGGCTAGGTACAAAATCCACGCTTGAAGAGACAAGGACGCAGAGGCTACTTGACATATCGCTTCGTGGTAGCCTCCCCGTTCCACTACGGTACTATGCCGCGCACACTGGCAGGTGGGGTGGCGACGACAAGGTGAATCTTCAGAACCTGCCGCGCAAATCTAAGATTAAGCAAGCCATATGCGCCCCTGACGGTTACGTGCTAATCGACTCCGACTCTTCGCAGATTGAAGCTCGGATACTTGCTTGGTTGGCAGGCCATACAAGTTTAGTTCGAGCGTTTGAGGAGGGTAAGGACGTATACAAAATAATGGCTTCTACCATTTATAACATTGGCGTTGAACATGTTGATGACGCTATGAGGTTCATAGGAAAAACCGTAGTGCTCGGATGCGGGTATGGTTTAGGGGCTGAAAAGTTTATGAAGCATATGAACTCGGTCGGCGTCGATATGAACCTACATACAGCCCGATACATTATTAAGAGATACCGAGAATACAATCCATATATACCTAGACTGTGGGAAGAGGGCGACAAATGTTTAGAAGCATTGTCATCTGAGGAATTAAAGACCACAACATTTGGAAGACAGCCGCAAGCTATTAACTTGCTTCCAGGCGTTGGGTTTGATATGCCAAGTGGACTGCCCCTTAAGTACCCCAAGATTGAACGTGACATGGAAGCTACGGTGGAACGAGCTACTACTCTCGGTAGACCAGTTTCGGAGTGCGTACAGTACAGGTACATGACTAAACGCGGGTACGTAAAAATCTACGGTGGTAAGGTCGTAGAGAACGTATGTCAAGCACTCGCTAGGTGTGTTATCGCACATCAAATGTTAAAGGTAGCTGAACGCTACGAGGTAGTTCTGACGGTGCATGATGCCATCGCTTGCATTGCGCCGGAAGCTGAGTGGGAAGAGGCATGCGCGTATGTGCAAGAGTGCATGAGATGGCGTCCTGATTGGGCAAAGACTCTTCCTTTGAACTGCGAAGTTAAACATGGAAAGAGTTATGGAACAACAGTCAAATACACCGGCTAAGTACACTTGGTCTTATAGCAGCATTTCACTATTTCAGCAGTGCCCGCGTAAGTACTACAGGTTACGTGTCACTAAAGATATTGTCGAACCACCGCAAGACCATTTGCTTTACGGTAGTGCAGTACACAAAGCTGCTGAAGATTATGTAGGATCGAATATCAACTTGCCTCCTGAGTTTGACTTCATACGTCCGCAGTTAGACGCGCTAAAACAATTACCTGGAACCCATTTCTGTGAGTACGAGATGGGCCTAACCAAATATTTTGAGCCTTGTAAATTTAATGCCCCTGATGTGTGGGTGCGAGGAATTGCTGATTTGTTAGTAGTCAACGGTGATAGAGCACGTATCGTGGACTACAAAACAGGCAAGCCTCAGTACGCCGACACCAAACAGCTAGAACTTTTGTCGTTGTTGGTGTTCAAGCATTTCCCCTACGTCACACACATCAAGGCAGGGTTGGTTTTCGTGGTAGCCCAAAACCTAGTGACTGCCGACTACTCACAAGAGAAGTCGGACGAGTACTGGATGCGGTGGTTGCCGGAGATCGACCGATTAGAGCAGTGTTTTGCTTCAGATACATGGAACGCGAAGCAGAACTTTACCTGCAAGAAGTTTTGTCCTGTAACCGATTGTGAATATAACGGAAGGAGTTAATCACATGCGTAAACCTAAGTATGACGATAAAGTTATTAAGATGTTACGTTCCAGCCCGCTCAAGGCCGCACAGATTGCTAAGACGTTATCGCTACGTCCCGGTACTATGTATAAAGTTCTTGACCGCTTGATAGAGACCGGCGCTGTAGTTAAAAACGGGTTTTTTTACTCGGCTGCAACTACTGAAACCCAAGTGCCTCCTGGTAAAAAAGTTGTTCTTGACACTCTTGTAGACGAGTTTGTAAATAAAGCATCAAGTTCATCGGTGCATACGTTGACCCCGTACGACAGGCTTATTTCACTAACACAGCACCAACTTAAGGAAGTAGAAGAAGAATTGAGCCAAGTAAGACCTAGGTTTTTGGCTCTTGTAGATGTGCAAAAGCGTTTGTCTGCCATCTTGCATGCGGGACGCGCAGAATGAAAGACATCAGCGAACATTTACATAACGCACACAAGGCACTCAAAGCAGTGTACGAACTTGTTAACGAGAGTAAATACCATAAGGCTACAGAGCAAGCAGAGGAAGCTTTGTTTCATATCCGATGCTCGATCTTATGGCTTAAAGAACGCACCGACGACCCAACAGGAGAATAAGATGCAGATTAAAACAACGTCCGAGAGTACTAACGTACTTGAAACTTTTAAGCGTCAGTGGAGGCTGCTCAAGCAGCCTTACCCTTGGAAAGATCCAAAGGTTATCGCGGAACGCAAACGTATTGCAGAACTCGACAGAGCGCGTATCGCGTTCAGGCTTAGTGGGGGTGTGGAATGAGCATTATGAACCTCAACAAGATTGCGGTCACAGTACCGCAACCTGTGTTCTACCTTCGTGGCGTGCCGTACCTACCACATTATTCAAGCCGACATTTGTGGGTCGGTCCTGGTAGAGAACACGAAGCAAAAAAATACACAACAACAGAACTTACGGACTACGGTGCGCGATTGAGCACTATGCACTTGTGGGAAAGGCACTGGACAAAAGATATCAGAGGATGGAGAGGGCTATGACATTACCCCCGTACAGAATGACAAAAGACCAAAAAGAAATTACAAACGAATCAGTAAATCATCCTAAACATTACACTTCACATCCTAGCGGCGTGGAGTGCATACAGATTACCGAGCACATGGGATTCTGTATAGGTAACGCTATTAAATATCTTTGGAGAGCCTCTTTGAAAGGCAAAGAGATTGAAGATTTAAGAAAGGCAAGATGGTATATCGACCGCGAGATTGCGCGGTTGGTAGGCAAAAGAGAAGTCAAGGTCCATGAACAACGGGTTAAAGAGGGTGATGTATGGAAAACACAGACGAACGATCAAGCATAAGGTGTAACGAGCACCCCGACGCACCGCATGGCTTCATGCGTGACGCATCACATAGCGCAGGACGATATGTTTGTGAGTGTGAGAGTTGGGAACCGCCAAAAAACAAACCAATGACAAGAGATGAATGGATGGCTTGGCTTAGAGAATCTTGGGACGAAGCGCAAGCACGAACCCACACGATTAAAACATGGCAAGAGCGCTGCGAAGAACACCCGGATCACGAGGGCATTGTGACTGAGCGGATGATTCGTAACAGGATGCAAGAAGAGATTGACGAACTACGCCAAGCCATCGAGCAAGCAGAGACACGTGAATGGGTTGGACTGACGGATGAGGAGATACACGATATGAACGGGTACGAGGAAGATCGGAGAATGTACCGATTTGCCCGAGCCATTGAAGCCAAGCTAAAGGAGAAGAATCATGGATGAAACCGAGGGATATTACTGCGTGATATGCGGAAAGTTTATTGAAGCCGTAGACGGCGTGATTGTGCATGACGATATTCCGCACCCACCACTGATGGACTTTGATGA